CTGTTCCGGGTCAACTCCATCAAGGGGAACCCGGAGGGTCGCAGCCTGCTGCGCAACGCCTACCGCCCGTGGTTCTACAAGAAGCGGATGGAGGAGATCGAGGGCATCGGCGCAGAGCGCGACCTGGCCGGTATGCCGATCGCGCGCGTCCCCATGCGGATGCTCACCGCCAAGTCCAACACCACCGACTACGCCGCGATGCAGGCCATGCGCAAGCTCGTGCGCGCGGTGCGCCGCGACGCCCAGGACGGCGTGATCTTCCCGCGGGAGATCGACCCCGAGACCAAGCAGGACCTCTACGACTTCTCCCTGATGACCTCCGGGGGCAGCCGCCAGTTCGACACCAACGGGATCATCCAGCGCTACGAGCAGCGCATCCTGATGACCGTGCTCGCGGACTTCATCCTGGTCGGGCACGAGAACGTCGGCTCCTACGCGCTGCACACCGACAAGTCCGGCCTGTTCCGCTCCGCGATCAACTCGATCGCCCAGTCCATCGCGGACACCATCAACCGCTACGCGATCCCCCGGCTGTTCGAGCTCAACGACTGGAAGCTCGACGATCTGCCCAAGATCGTGCCGGCCGACGTCGACCCGCCGGACCTGGTCCAGCTGGGGCAGTTCATGTCCTCGATGCAGCAGGCCGGCGTGCAGTGGTTCCCGGACCCGACGCTGGAGAAGTTCCTGCGTCAGGCCGCCCGGCTGCCCGAGATGGACGAGGACCAGATCGCGGTGCTCGAGATCCAGGAGCGCCAGTCCTTCATCCAGCGCCTGGCTCAGCAGCGCCTCGAGCTCATCACCATGCAGAGCCAGGCCGTGGGCGCCTCCCAGCAGATGCAGGGCGGTGCGATGGGCCTGCAGGCCCAGCAGCGCGAGCTCGACCAGGGCCCCGACGCCATGAAGCAGCAGCAGGGCGCCCAGCAGCTCGCCCAGGCCGACCAGCTGCACCAGACCAAGCTCGCCGGCGCCAAGCAGGGCCTCGAGCAGGGCAAGGCCGCGTTCGCCCAGAAGTCCAAGCACGCCGACCAGCTGCACCGCACGAAGCTCGAGCAGGCCCAGGCCCGCGCCAAGCAGATGAAGCAGACCCAGGCCAAGCCCAAGCCGGCCGCGAAGGGCGGGAAGAAGTGAAGCTCCAGCCGATCTCCAAGAGCGCGGGGTTCAACCACGAGGCCGCCGAGCGCGCCCGCGCGTGGGTGCTCGAGGACCCGGACTACGCGATGGCCGTGCTGCCCTTCGTGCTGCACGAGGGCGTCCAGAGCATGATCTTCGACAACCAGGGCGTGATCCAGAAGGCGCTGGACATCGCGCTCGAGCCCCAGGTCAGCGCCATCTCCAAGGCGCTGGGCGACAACTACTGGGACAGGCGCAACGAGCGTGGCGAGTTCGCCCACGTCGAGTCGCGCCGCAAGCGCCCCATCCGCTACGGCAAGCAGGGCCGCTACCCGCACAAGACCAACCTGCCCCGGGTGGGCGGGCTCACGGCGCACCAGCAGGACCGCTACGAGCAGGCGCTCGAGCAGGTGGCCGACGAGATCGACGCCGCCATCAACAGCGGCCACGACCCCGCTGACGCCTTCTGGACGGCCATGTGGGAGGACAAGACCGGCCGGGTCAGCGCCACCCGTGGCGTGGGGCTCAGTCCCGCCAGCATCGCCAGCGGCGAGAACTTCAAGGACGACGGCCGCCTGATCGAGATCGGGATCACCTCCAAGCCCACCCTGCAGAGCGCCGCCGGGGCCGGCTACGACCTGATGACCGGCATGAGCAACGCCCACACCGCCGAGGCGATCGGCGGCGGGCTGCGTCGCGTGGGCATGGAGCTCGACGACCCCGTCCGGGTCAAGACGTACATCGACGCCGTCAACGGGCAGACCGGGCGCAAGAAGACCACGGCCCTGTTCGACCGGATGCGCGCCTCGGGCGAGCTGGCCACGGCAGTGATGGGCGACAGCGCCCCGGGCAAGCTCAAGCTCGCGGCCGCCGTGGCGACCTACGTCGGCACCCACGGCCCGGAGGCCGAGAAGGTGCTCGGGCCGCCCACCCAGCGCGCGGCCTACCGCTACCGCGGCGTCGAGAAGAAGCCCGACCCGCGTCTGCAGGGCACCATCGACGACTCCATCCGCGCTGCCACCAAGCAGCTCGAGAAGGAGGGCCTGCCCCAGAGCGTGGTCAACACCCGCGCGCGCCAGGCGGTGCTCTACGGCTGGACCAAGACCATCGCGCCCAAGCGCCCCGGGATGCCGGTCAAGACCGAGCACCGCGAGAGCGAGCTGATCCAGTACTTCCAGGGCCGGCTGCCCAGCCCCGACCTCTACCGCCTGCAGCGCAAGTCCGGCACGCTGCCGCCCAGCCAGGGCGTCATCATCGACCGGCACGGCCGGGTGGCGCACGAGGCCGTGGGCTACGGCGAGGACTGGTACCTGCCGTTCAACCTCAAGAACCTCAAGGCCCTCAAGGGCGGCGAGTACGTGCGCACCCGCGCGTACGGCGGCCTGACCACCGAGGACATCTACACCGGCCTGGTCTCGGGCGCGCGCAGCGTCACCGTGGTGTCCAACTCGGGCATCTTCACCCTCGAGTTTGACGACAACTTCCGGGGTGGACGCCGGCTCAACGACAAGGCCGCCCGGATGGTGAGCCGCTACGGCCACCTGCTGGACGCGATCGAGAACGGCCAGGTCGACATCGGCGGGCTGGACCCCTCGCTCAAGGCCGAGATCAAGGTCAAGGCTGCGCGCACCTACGACCCGGTCGCCAACCCCAACGGCTACGAGCGCGAGGTCGCGGAGCAGGAGACGCGGGCCCGGATGAACCCGCGGCTGTCCGAGAAGCAGCGCGCGGCGATCGCCACCGAGGTGACCGACGAGGCCGCCCGCGACTACGCCGCCCGGGCGGGCTACGACGTCGACAACCTGGCCGACGTGGTCGAGCACGAGTCCCAGGCCATCCGGGCCAAGTGGTCCTCCTACGTCGAGGGCCAGCCCCGCGGCCTCAAGGAGGTCACGCCGGCCATGGCCCGCGAGCGCGCGGACGCCGAGATCTCGGAGAAGTGGGGCGCGGGCGGACCGGCACGCACCCTGGGTATCGAGGCCAAGATCAAGGCTGCCGAGGAGGCCGCGCTCGAGGAGCAGATCCACCGCACCTCGACGCTCAAGCTCGACGGCGAGGGCTTCAAGTACGCGGGCGACGCGCTCAAGGAGCAGTTCCCCTACTACATCGGGGACTTCCAGGCGCGGAACCTGGGCACGCGCCCCGACGCCGGCTACGTGAAGCTCGGCGGCCTGCGGCCCAAGACCGGCTTAGACCCGAATGCTCCCCGGAGCCCGCAGGGCAGCGGAGCACGAGACGTGCGGGACACCGCGCGCCAGCCGGCCGCCGCCGAAGGAGCCGGGGAAGCGCCCAAGGCGGCGGCCGTGGTGGAGCCCGTCACCCGCTCGGCGCAGGCCGAGGAGCGCGAGGCCATCTTCGCCGCGGCGGACGCCTTCCGCGCGGGCGCGGGCAAGATCGGGCCGCGCGCCACCGGGCCGCTGGGCCAGTACGTGCTCGAGGACAACCGGGGCGCGCAGGGGCCCGCCGTGGACGCCTTCTTCAAGGAGCACTTCGGGAACCTGATCGACCCCAACTTCCGGTCGCGCTACCTGCGCGAGCCGGAGTTCGCCGCACGCGCCAAGGACCAGCTGCGGGTCGCGCACGACAAGCGTGTGCTCGACATCGACCTGGGCCCGGCGCTGGGTCAGAGGTCCAAGCCGCTGGCCGAGTGGGACGAGGTCGCTGCCCTGGACGGCAACCCAGAGGACTTCGACTTCGGGGAGTCCTTCGCCGCGGATGCCGGCGGAAGCGACCCGACCGTGGCCAAGGAGCACTTCTTCGGGCTGCTCGACCAGGACCAGGACATCCGTCAGGTGCTCTCGCGCGAGGACCTCGACGCGGACAACATCCCGCAGCTCGTCCGCGCGATCCCGGTGATCCGGGTGCAGAAGGTGCACCAGCTGCGCCAGTGGCTGGCTGCCGAGCGCAACCACGCCGATGCCAAGGGCGCGGCCAAGGACCGGTACCCCGAGCCCAGCCAGGACGAGTTCGAGCGGCTCACCGACGACCTCTACGGGCTGGACAAGGCGCACGTCGCGCTCAAGTACGCCCGCGAGGCCGAGCAGCGCGAGGGCGCGGCCAAGGTCGTCCCGGGGTCCGCAGGTCCCCAGAACGTCGAGGAGAAGCTGCTGGTGGTGGCGGACGCGGGCGACGCCGGCAAGGCGGTCGACCGAGTGATCGCCGGCGGCAGCGAGGCGCAGGTCGGCGGCGAGCTCAGCCCTGAGCAGGTCGCGGCCTGGCAGCGCCGGGGCGGCATCGTCCCGTGACCATCGGACCCGATCTGAGCATCGACCCGGCGTCCGCGTTCCTCGAGCAGGGGGCCGCGGACGGCTACGTCGAGCCCGAGGGCACCGAGCCCCACACCAGGGTCGCGGTGGTCATCGCCGCGGGCCTGCTGGCCTCCTTCGCCCTGACGGCCAAGGCGCTGTCCGAGCACGCCCCGCCGTCCACGCCGGGAGCCGCGGTCGAGCTCATCAACGAGATCTGGGGCAAGGTCACCCCGGCCTGGATGCGGATGAGCATCGAGGCATTCCGCTACGCGATCGAGCTCGGCAGCACCCAGGGCCTGACCGAGCACGACGTCGTGGCGTTGGCCGAGTCCTACGCAGGGGCGCTCGGGGACTACGCCAACCAGACCTCGGCGTCCGCGGTGGCCGAGGGCTTCGCCGCGCAGCTCAACGCCGGCTGGGACCCGGGCGTCGCCTGGCGGCGCGCGAGCATGGGGTACGGCCTGGACGAGCGGGGCATGAAGGGCTTCATCAGCCCGCTGCTGATCCGCCCGGCGTCCTACCGGACCGCCGAGATCCCGCCGGAGA